TATACCATTAGATCAAGCACTTGACGGCCTGGGCCGACTAATTTGGCATGCCAAGCGTGTGTGGGCGCAAGGTCCAACATACGACATGAACATCCTGGAACATGCCTACAAGAGCTACAACAAACCCTTACCCTGGCAGTACTACATGGTGCGGGACAGCCGCACGGTGTTCTCGTTATGGCCCGAACAGCCCATGCCTCCTACCACACACCATGCACTAGAAGACTGCCGCAGACAAATAGGCATGCTACAAAACACACTCAAGCATCTTAAAGTTCAAGACCTAAAGTAATTGTCATGGCTCATGTGATTACATTCGACTTTGGTGGTAAATTCAGTCCTGTTTCCTATCAAAAACTTTTGACTGATATTGCTACCGCAGCCAACACAAGTAAAGACGTTGTTGTGCTGGGCTGTAGAGAAGAAGATTGCAACCCTTCTGAAAATTACGCTCAAACACTAGAACTACAAAAGTACATACACAATCTTGGTATGAAATTTTGTGTTCTGTTCAATCATTACACTCAGTACACCAATGAACACATGCCAGGTATTGATGTTGGCTATGTTGATTTCATGTTGTTGAAAACAATTTATCATGCACCTGTTCCACTGGCCAGGCAAGGAAATCGCATTTTATTTTTGATGGGCAAACCCAACAGACCACACCGAGCCCCGCTGTTGTACAAATTTTATGAACACAAACAACTTGATCGACTGAGTTGGTCACTATTTGTGCCCAAGCCAATTGAAGATCAAGTGAGAAATTTAATTCCTACTGCAAGTGATCAACAATGGCATGATTTTTTAGCATTACAGCGCAGTCCAGATGGAGCAGTACCTTTACTAAGTGGCGACAGCATTCACATCTGTAATTATTTTTGTTATGATGCAACTGTATTTGCAGATACCAACATGAGTTTGATTAGTGAAAGCATGTTTGAACAACACACTTTAACGTCGGCCCGTGCCACAGAAAAAACCTATAAAGCAATCAACAATCGACATCCTTTTGTGATTGCTGGTCCTGTGGGTACATTGACAAGACTTCGATCGTTAGGGTACAAAACTTTTGAAAATTATTTGCCTTGTCCAGACTATGATCAAGAAATTGATGTTGACAAACGGCTAGAACAAATTTACAAAAACACTCTGGCATTGCATGACTTGGTTACAACTGATCCAAAAATTCTGGCAGATGATGTAGAACATAATTATACTGTGAATCAGCAACGTTACCAGCAAGAACTTGATTGTGTGTCTGCCATGCTAACAAAGTATGGCTATTGTGGATTGTCCATTGATGTTCTTATGATGCATGATCAAATAGCACCAAATGCATTAACAGAGAAATTTATACAGATCAACAAATGACTAAATCTAATTTCATGTGCAAAGCACCCTGGGTTAGCGTAGCGTTCCAGCCCAGTGGCCAAGCTGGGCCGTGCTGTGTTTATGAATTGAACTGTCTTAAGCCAGTGATTGATCCTATCGAGGATACATTCAAACAAGAACGTGCAGATTTTTTAACAGGCACTGTACCACCAGGATGTAAAAAATGTCATTACAGTTTTTTAGAAACTGGGAAAAGCTATGCAAACACATTTGATCAATACTATACTGATTTTGACAAAGTTCACATACAAGAAATAAATGTCAAATCAAACAACATTTGTAATTTGGCCTGCAGGAGTTGTGGACCACACTTTAGCTCCAAGTGGGAAGAAGAATTTGCTCCGTTGATAAAAATAACCAAAGACAACACAGTATCAGAAAAACTAAAGTTATTAAACTTAACCAAACTCAGAAGGATAGTGATAGCTGGTGGTGAACCCACACTAACTCAAGAACATGTTGATTTATTGCAAACTCTAATAGAAATAGGGCACACCAACGTTGAAATACGCATTTCAATTAATCTTACAAATTTAAAATACAAACAAACAGACTTGGTATCTTTGTGGAAAAAATTTCCCAATTTACTTCTACAACTCAGCATTGATGCTGTAGAAGACCGTGCTTCAAACATACGGTCTGGCACTGACTGGGAGTTAGTAAGCGCCAATCTCAAAACTGTTATCAACAGCGGAATATCATACTATGTTAATGTAACAGTAAGTGCATTGAACATTTGGTTTCTTGAAGAAACATTACTGCATTTGAAAAATACTTACAATATTAAAAACGTTAACTTTACACCGCTGATTGGTCCAGAGGAACTGAGCATACAGGTAATTCCAGATCAATATCGGGCTCAGTTAGATCAAATGCTTACTCGTTGTGAAAACATGGGCTATAATCTTAAACAAATTAAAGCATTTTTCCATAGCAATCACAGACCAGATTTGTGGACAAAATTTTTAATTTACAACCTCATGTTAGATCAAACAAGGAACGAAAGTTTTTTTAAAACTTTGCCTATAAAAAACGATCTAATAAGTCAGTGGCTCACACTTTAACAGGAAAATATATGATCATTGGTATATGTGGATTCATTGGGTCTGGTAAAGACACCATTGCTGATTATCTTGTGAATTTACATCACTTTCGTAGAGAAAGTTTTGCAAGCACACTAAAAGATGCTGTGGCACAAGTGTTTGGATGGGACAGAACCATGTTGGAAGGGCGCACAAAAATGGCCCGTGAATGGCGAGAACAAGTGGATCCCTGGTGGGCAGAACGCCTGCACATGCCCACACTTACCCCACGTTGGATACTACAATACTGGGGCACAGAAGTGTGCAGAGCTGGTTTTCATGATGACATCTGGATTGCCAGCTTGGAAAACAAACTGCGCCACAGCCAGGATGATGTGGTAATTTCAGACTGCCGTTTTCCCAACGAAATTTTAGCTATCAAAAAAGCTGGCGGACGTGTGATACGTGTGGTGCGGGGCAACGAACCTGCCTGGTATAATGCAGCCGTAAGTGTCAATCGCGGTGCTAATGGCAACTCAACTTGGGCGCTGAGTCAGCGCAAATTGGAAAAACTAGGCATTCATGCGTCAGAAACTGCTTGGGTAGGAACTGAGTTTGATGCTGTGCTAGACAATAACGGCACACTAGACGACTTGTATCAACAGGTCAAGAGTCTGGTTCAAGATCCCCGGGCTTCCACGTAGAATCTGTACGTTTTAAATCTGCCACACAGTTCATACACACAGTCTTTAGATTACGAAGCTCACAGTTATTGAGGTTGCCATCCACATGGTATACTAGCAACTGACTGTGATGTCTGGCCTTAAACCCACATCGATCACATGTGGGTTTTTTCTTATATCCGCTTGATTGCCAGCGAGGCACTGGCGCTTTGATTTTGCGATTTTTCTTTGTGCAAGTTTCGCAGCGACTGCGATAGTATATCTTGCCATCTCTATGGCAGTTTACAGCTCGAGGTCGTTGATTGCAGGCCGGGCACATGGGTCTCATGGGGTATTTATGCATGAACCTTACGGTAAGGGCAGTCTACGACACCGTTTTTTGAATATACCCATAAATATCTGCAACTTGAAAAGGAACCCACCATGGCTCTAGTATCCCCAGGCGTAGAAGTAACAGTAATTGACGAAAGTCAATATATCCCTTCAGCCGTTAACACCGTACCGTATTTCCTCATTGCCACTGCACAAAACAAAGTGTCAGGCGATGGAGTAACTGTTGCTGCTGGCACAACTGCTGCCAACGCCAACAAAACTTATTTAATCACCAGTCAAAGAGATTTGGTGGCCACATTTGGTGTGCCATTCTTTTATTCTACCACAACTGGTACTCCAATCAACGGTTACGAACTCAACGAATATGGTCTACTGGCTGCTTATTCGGCACTAGGCGTTACAAATCGTGCCTATATCCAACGTTGTGATATTGATCTTACAGAGCTTACTGCTAGTTTGACTCGTCCAGTGGGCGAACCAGCTGACGGCACCTACTGGTTAGATACGTCAACATCAGTTTGGGGCATTCAGGAGTGGAATGAAACTACTAATGTTTTTACTGTAAAAACACCAATTCAGATCATCAGCACAGACGACGTTGTTGATGCCGCAGGCGGAGATTATGAGCCGTTGCCATCAATTGGCAGCGTTGGTGACTATGCTGTAATTGCATTTGCACAGTTTATACCTGGTTACTATAAAAATAGTCTTAACCTTTGGGTGCAAATTGGTACTGACGAATGGAAAGCATCATGGCCCACAGTGGCAGGCACAGCAAGTCCTACTACACTAACTGTTGGTGCAAACATGTACATCAACGATACACTGGTTACAGTAGGTGCCACTAATACTGTTGCTGGCCTGGCAGCAGTTATTACTGCTGCTTCTATAACTGGTATCACAGCAGCCGCAGTAAGCGGTAAGCTACAAATTTATGCTACCAGTGATGCTACCAATGACGGATCTACTGGTTCTGGTGGTATTGTGTCAATTGAAGCCGGCCCAACAAGCGGTGCAGCATTATTGACAGCATTGGGTATTGCTGCTCAAGATTATTATGCACCCACATACTTTGTGGGCTACAGTTATCAATCTCCACGGTGGAGAACTACTGATACAACTCCTCGACCAACTGGTTCCGTATGGAACAACATCAGTTCAGCCAACAATGGCATGAGTTTAAAAGTGCAAAAATACAGCACTACGTTAGGTGCCTGGGTAAGTCAAGTTACTAATGTTTATGATTCTGACCGAGCTGCTAACTATGCATTAGATCCATCAGGCGGCGGCAAAAATATTCCAGTGGGAAGCACTTATGCGCTTACTCAAGCCGTGGCTCCTACTTCAGGGTTTCCTCAATTTAACTTTGAAATTCTTGAAAGAATTGCACTTGGTGCCACTGTTGTTACAGGCAGCACCACACCAACATCATTCACTGTTGGCAATGCGTTTGTAATAGCCGGAACTGAGGCTGGTAGTTCTACTATTACCAACACAGGAACTGCAACTATTGGTGGCACTGGAACTGTAGCTGATTTTGTTGCAGCAGTTAGTGCTGCCAATGTACCTTATATATCTGCCAGTGTTAATTCTGCTGGTAACATTGTGTTTACACACAGTCAAGGCGGCAGCATAGCGTTGTCAAACACAGTTGGGTCTCCAGTGATTGGAGCTGGGTTCACAACTGCAACACCAAAATGTCGTACTAATAAAACAAACACTGCTTTCCTGGATTTGAGCAACTGGGTTACAGCTGATTTATTCACTTACACTGCTAGTGATACTGCTCCTGATGTTGATCCAGATGACGGACGTTTGTGGTATTACAGCACTCCAAGTCAAGTTGATATCATGATTCAAAACAACGGTGCTTGGGTTGGATATCAAAACGTAACCAACGATGTTCGTGGTTACGACTTGTCAATCACTAATGCAAGCGGGCCTATTGTGGCTGCCACAGCACCAACAACACAAAATGATGCTGCTGAGTCACCGCTGGAATATGGCGATTTGTGGATTGATTCAAGTGATCTTGAAAACTATCCATTGATGTATCGTTGGGAATCAGTAAACAACGTTGATCAGTGGGTGTCAATCAACACCACTGATCAAGTAACAGAAAATGGTATATATTTTGCTGATGCTCGTTGGGCCACAAATGGCACTACAGATCCTGTGAGCGATCCGTTCCCAACCATTGAATCATTGTTGCAATCTAACTATTTAGACTTGGATGCTCCAGATCCTGCACTGTATCCACAAGGCATGCTGTTGTGGAACACTCGTCGTTCAGGTTACAATGTCAAGAGTTATCAGAGCGACTACTTTAATTCCACAACCTTCCCAGATGACACATTGCCTACTGTAAAGAACACCTGGCTAACAGCCAGCGGCAACAAAGACACTGGTGCAATGTTTGCTGGACGTCAAGCACAACGCAAGATGGTTGTGGCTGCCATGAAGTCAAGTATTGATACCAGTGCTGCTGCAAGAGAAGAACAAAATGGATTCAACTTGATTTCTGCTACAGCATATCCTGAGTTGACACCAAACATGATTGCACTCAGCAACGAGCGCAACAACACATTGTTTGTGGTTGGTGATACTCCAATGCGTCTTGGACCAGATGGCAACAGCTTGGTTAGCTGGGCTACCAACAATCTTGGACTTGGTTTAGATACCGAAGATGGATTGACATCAACCAGTAACTACGCCGCCAACTTCTATCCAAGCTGCCAAACAAGCGATCTCAGTGGAAACACTGTGGTTAGTGCGCCAAGTCACATGATGATGCGTACAATTCTACGGTCAGATGCTGTGAGCTATCCATGGTTGGCACCAGCAGGCACACGCCGTGGTGTTGTTGACAATGCTGTGGCCATCGGCTACATCAATGCCGCAACTGGCGAATTTGAACAACTCAGCGTTGGACAAGCTGTACGTGACATCCTGTATGAGCGTAACATCAACCCAATCACCTTTATTCCAGGTGTGGGTATTACCAACTTTGGTAACAAGACGTCGACCACTGTTACCACAGCGTTGGATCGTATCAACGTTGCACGACTGGTTGCATTCTTGCGTGGACGACTAGAAGAAATTGGTAAACTGTATTTGTTTGAGCCCAATGACGAAATCACACGCAATGAAATCACCAACACTTGCAACAGTTTGATGATTGACTTGATTGCTAAACGTGCGATCTATGACTACTTGGTGGTGTGCGACTTGAGTAATAATACTCCTGCACGTATCGACCGCAATGAGTTGTGGGTTGATATTGCCATAGAACCAGTGAAAGCAGTGGAGTTTATCTACATTCCGTTGCGTATCAAGAACACTGGTGAAATCGCTGCTGGGGGCTAAACCAAATTGGGGGCGGTTTTAATCCGCCTCCATTCCAGGTAAATAACAATATAGGAGATTACTACAAATGGCAGTTTCATCACTACAGAGAATGACAGTACCACTGGCAAGCGACCAAAGCTCAAACAGTCAGGGCCTGTTGATGCCCAAACTCAAATATCGCTTTAGAGTGTTTTTTGAGAATTTTGGTGTTTCAAAACCAACTACAGAACTTACAAAGCAAGTTGTGAGCGCCACACGCCCAAACTTGACCTTTGAAGAAATTACAATTCCAATTTACAATTCAACATTGAAGTTGGCTGGCAAGCATACCTGGGCCGACATCACCGTTTCACTGCGTGATGATGCATCAGGACAAATTTCACGCTTGATCGGCGAGCAACTTCAAAAGCAAATGGACTTTTTAGAAATGGCTTCTGCTGCTTCTGGTATTGACTACAAGTTCTTGACCAAGATTCAAGTGCTTGATGGCGGCAATGGCGCAACAGAAATCAACGTTCTTGAAACTTGGGAGTTGTATGGTTGCTACCTCAAAGGTGCCAACTATGGTGACTTGAACTATGGCACCAACGAAGCAGCCACAATTGAAATGAGCATTGCTTACGATAACGCCAACCAGACACCTGAAGGCTCAGGAGTTGGCAGCGCAATTGGCCGCACAATTAACGATGTTGTAACAGGCGCTGGTCAAGGCGCATAAGGATAACTTATGGCCAACGGTGGCGGCCCTTTTGGCATTGGTAATGAAATCCTTCAGGGATTCATTGGCAACAATACCTTGCGTGACTACACTCACGCAAGTAAAACTTTCACCACGAACAGTTACGAACTTAAACCGCGGTTTAAGTTCTTGTTCCACGTTAGTTTTACCATCAACACAGATGCCATTCCTTATTTGAGATCAGCAGGCGTATTTGGAAATCAAGAACGCAATGATCTCAGTCTCTTGGTCAAAACAGCTGAACTGCCAAAATACAAAATGGCCACTGAGACGCTGAATCAATACAATCGCAAAAGAATAATTCAAACCAAAATTGATTACCAGCCAGTGACTCTCACCTTCCATGACGATGGTGGAGACAATGCTCGCAAGTTGTGGTACTATTACTATTCCTACTACTACAAAGATCCAACCCAACAGTATCTGGCAGCATCTGCTACCAACGGCACCAATGGTACAGTAAACAATCAAACCACTGGATCGAGTCTCAACACCAGAGACATCTATTCTGATACCATTCAAAATCGCAACGGCTGGGGATATTCAGGTGAAAGCTGGCTGGATGGCACTGGTTCAGGCGCCGGTGGTGGCAAGCCCCCTTTCTTTAGAGACATCCGAATCTACGGCCTGGATCAGCGCAAGTTTGCTGAGTATGTGCTGATCAATCCTGTAATATCAAACTGGAATCATGATACCTATAACTACACTGAAGGTGGTGGCATCATGGAAAATACCATGACTATAGATTATGAAACTGTAAAATACTATGATGGCGCAGTTGGCAGCAGTAGACCTGACGTTAACGTACAAGGATTTGCTGACCGCAGTCACTATGACACCACAGTCAGTCCAATTGCAAGACCTGGTGGCAATCGTACAATTTTTGGCCAAGGCGGCTTGTTGGATGCAGGTGAAGGTATCATTGGTGATTTGCAAAAACAAACAGTGGGTGGACTGATCGGAGCAGCACAAAAAGCCATGCGCACATATCAAACTTTTGGCGGCAACAAGGGCCCAGGCCTGGCAGCAGTAGTAAAAAGCGAAGCCACTGCACTTGGCACGCAAGTGCTGTTGGGCGGAGTAGCATCTGCCACACGATCAGTAATGAACCGGCCTACTGGTGTGTTTATTCCTACTCCAAAGACATCACCATCAACTCCTAATGGAACATAACACATGAGCACTGTAAACGCTGTTAACCCTAACATTGATGCAACTGTAAGAGTTTTTGATAACTTTTACAAATTTGAAGTCAACGTGCCGGCTGCTGAATATGATGTGGTCTACAGCTATTTCTTAAAAGAAATGGGCAACAAAAATTCAGCTGGAAATTTTACATCAAGTTTGTTTCAAGTTGCTGCAAGTACAAATATTCCAGCCTTGACATTGCTCAAAGAGTTTCAAGGCACCAATGGAGTAAATTTAAATGCCAGCTTGGCCTACTACCTCAATCAAATACGCAGCCGTGCCACACTGCTGGGTGTGGGCGTGGCAGTGGTGCCAAACGCATACGTGGCTAGAAATGTACTAAAATGAGTCACTGGGCCCAAGGGCAATACGTGGTTCAAAATTCTGCCAAATATGTGGGCAAGGGCACACCTAGATTTCGTTCTGGTTGGGAACACAGCTTTATGAGATTTTGCGACAGCAACGATCACATATTACAATGGGCTAGTGAAAGCATAGCCATACCATATCGCCATCCGCTCACAGGTAAAATGAGCCAATACATACCTGATTTTTTGATCACCTATCGCAATAGAGACAATACT